TCGACTTACTCCTCCTGATACTAAAACTAGATTAAAAAGGAACGCTACCCACATTTTAACTAAAGCCGGAACTAAAGCACTTCAACAAGCAGCTAATCAAGGAGCTCAATTTCTTATGAAACAAGCTCTTGAAAATTTAAAGAAGAGATAAGTTTACATAATAGAAAGAAGGCATAGATGACTCTTTCTAATAAGGCAGTGCCCATCTATTATGGCGAGTTCAGAGATGCTGTTCTTCGTGGTGAGATACCTGTAAATCGTGAAATCTCTATGGAGATGAATCGCATTGATGCATTAATTGAAAATCCTAAGTTTTATTACGATGACCAAGCAGTTAATGGTTTTATTCGTTATTGTGAAAACGAGTTGACGTTAACTGATGGTGGAGATTTATCATTATTACCATCTTTCAAACTTTGGGCGGAACAGATTTTTGGTTGGTATTACTTTGTTGAAAGAAGTGTTTACCAGCCGTCTGAAGGTGATCGTGGTGGTCACTATGTTACTAAAGTTATCAAGAAACGTTTGACTACTAAACAATACTTAATTGTAGCTCGTGGTGCAGCTAAGTCGATGTATGCTTCATGTATTCAAAGCTATTACATTAATGTAGACACAACGACAACCCATCAGATTACTACTGCGCCAACAATGAAACAGGCAGATGAGGTAGTTTCCCCTATTCGTACATCTATTGTTCGAGCTAGAGGACCTCTGTTTAAGTTCTTAACAGAAGGATCTTTACAGAACACAACAGGTAATCGTATGAATAGGGTGAAACTAGCCTCAACTAAAAAAGGTATTGAGAATTTTCTTACCGGATCTTTGCTTGAAGTTCGACCTATGTCTATTAACAAACTTCAAGGATTACGACCTAAAGTTTCGACGGTAGATGAGTGGCTGTCTGGAGACATTCGAGAAGACATTGTCGGTGCTGTTGAACAAGGTGCATCTAAGTTAGAAGACTATTTGATTGTTGCTATCAGTTCAGAGGGAACTGTTCGAAATGGTAGCGGTGATACAATCAAAATGGAACTCGCTAGTATTCTTAAGGGAGAATACTATGCTCCGCATGTTTCGATTTGGCATTACAAACTTGATGATGTAACTGAAGTAGCCCAACCTGAAATGTGGCCTAAAGCAAACCCTAACATAGGGCTTACTGTTTCGTATGAAACATATCAACTAGACGTCGAGAGAGCTGAAAAAGCTCCTGCTTCTAGAAATGACATTCTTGCTAAGCGCTTTGGGATTCCTATGGAAGGTTATACATACTTCTTTACTTATGAAGAAACTCTACCGCATCGCCCAACTGAGTTTTGGGAAATGCCTTGTTCTCTTGGTGCTGACCTATCTCAAGGCGATGACTTCTGTGCGTTTACGTTCCTATTTCCATTATCAAATGGTTTTTTTGGTGTAAAGACACGAAGTTATATTTCATCATTGACTCTTATGAAACTTCCCGCAGCGATGCGTTTAAAGTATGAGCAGTTTATTAAAGAAGGAAGTCTTCATGTTTTAGAAGGAACAGTTTTGGATATGATGGAGGTTTACGATGACCTTGACAGATTTATTGAAGATTCTTCTTATGATGTTCGCACCCTTGGGTTTGACCCTTATAACGCTAAGGAGTTTATCACGCGTTGGGAACAAGATAATGGACCTTACGGAATTGAAAAAGTAATTCAGGGTGCTCGCACTGAGTCGGTTCCTTTGGGAGAACTTAAGATCTTTAGCGAAGAGCGAATGCTTATCTTTGATCAAGAGTTAATGTCATTTGCTATGGGTAACGCTATAACGCTTGAGGATACAAACGGTAACCGAAAGCTTCTTAAGAAAAGGCAAGATGAGAAAATCGATAATGTCGCAGCATTAATGGATGCTTATATTGCATATAAAGCAAATAAGGAGGCTTTCGAATGAGTGATGAACTTTCTCATTATGGGAAAAAAGGAATGAAGTGGGGTGTTATTAATGAAGACGACACTACTTCTAAATCCAACAAATCTAACAAATCTGCTAAACCATCAACGTCTAAAGTTACAAAAGATGAATATATTGAAGCATTAAAAGCTCGACCTAAACATACTAAAGCTGAACAAGAAAAGTTAATAGCTAAAGATAAAGAAAAATTTAAAGCTAAGTTTGAACAATCTGGTCAAAAAACACAAGATGAGACTAAACCAAAAAAAGGTTGGCGCCCGACTAAACAGCAACTTGCTATAGCGGGTATTGGTGCTGCTTATGTGGGCTTAGTAGCAGCATCTATGTATGTTGAGAATAAAGGTCCTTCTTATCAATTTCAAAGTGCACCAAAAGTTGCTGATATTTTACGTAATCCGGTTTTTAGTAAACCAGGAAAATTAGCAATATCTGCTGGAGAGCATTGTAGTGTTTCTCAATATTCTTCTTTAATTGATGGATCTATATCTAGATCTTGGGGTGGCAGATATTTTAATGATTACTCTTGGGAACGTCCAGAGTTGTCATTTCCTGCTGGTCATGTTTTTCATAGACTTTCTCACGGAATGGAAGCATCGTTTTCACAAGGTGGAACTTATTGCACCACATCAAAAGAAGAACTGGCTAGGTATTTAGCTTCAGGTGAATTTGGTGGATTAAGAAGCCATATTACTTGGCAATCAACGCAAGAAGTTCGAGTTCCAAAATTGGAAACAGCTTTAGAAGCTGCAAAAACAGCTTTAAGCTCTACTAGTGGTAAAAAAAATATATCTACGAAAAAAGCTTTGGATTGGTATTCTCATCAAACTGGTGGTGGTTGGAATCCATCAGATCCAAACGTAGCAAGTTTCTTTTCTGCTCTTAAATCTATGGGTTATCACGCGATTATAGATGAAATGGATGCCGGAGTATTTTCAGAAAATCCGTTAGTTTGGTTTGATTCTGCAGTTGCTACTCCAAAACAGACTAGCAAACTAACAAAAGCAGACCTTGAAGAAGCACGAAGTATTTTAACTGAAATTGCACACCGAAAGTGAGAAAGGATTTCTTATGAGTAAAACTAGAGATGAAGCTTTAGCTCATTTTGGTGTTAAGGGAATGAAATGGGGAGTTCGCAACGAACCAGTAGCTGGTGGTAGAGTTGGCGCTAACGCTAAAACAAGAACCACAACTGGTGGTTCTAAAATGTCTAAAATGGATATTTTGTTAGCTGAAGGTCGTGGCGAGAAGGTAGTTTCTAAATTATCATCATGGGCTCCGTCTCTTGCTACAACTGGAGCTGGTATGCCCGTTTCACTCGCTGTCTGGGGAGCTTCAAAAGTTACTTTTAATACTCTTGATAGTGGTACAGCCAGAGTTTTAGTTAATCGTGGAAATCGATTTCTACATGGAGAAAAACTTTCATATAAAAGAGATGCTTCCTTAGCTAAAAAGAATATGTCATCTGATGATATTATGAAAAAAGTTGTTCCTGGAGTAAATCCGGATTATCCAAAAATTGGAACAAATACAAATTGTCGTCGATGCACTATGACCTATGAAATGCGACGCCGTGGTTATGACGTTAAAGCTACAAAATCAATAGAAGCTACAGGTCAAGCAGGAACCAGTCTTAAGAAAGCGGTAGGTGTTAAATCTAATTTCCGAACTTTAGGTGAAAACAATATTCTTAAAAGCGCACATCCAATTAAAGATTTAATTATTAAAGATAAGAACTTGACAACAAAAACAGCACCCGATGCTATATTTAAAGCACTTAAAGGTCAACCTGAGCGAAGTCGTGGTGAAATTGGGATGATGTGGGAAATGGGTGGCGGTCATAGCATTGCTTATGAAATAATTAAAGGTAAACCCATTTTATTTGATACTCAGTCTGGTAAACAATTTACAAATTCTTCACAGTTTGCTTCATATTATAAAACAAAAGCAAATCAAGTATCATATACTAGATTAGATAATAAAAAAGTAAACAAAGATTGGGTTGAAAGGTGGATTAAGAATAATGATTGATTTTAAAACCGCAGAGATGCTAATCCATAAAACATATCCTGATTATACAGTTGAAAAAAAACTTGATTACAATAATTGGTTTATATTTTTGTTGACACCATCCGATCCAAATGAATTCTCAACTTATTTTAGGGTAGATAAAAAGTCTGGCATCATTGAAGACTTTCAACCTTGGGATCTCCCAGACCCACAAGATTTTGAGAATGCTTTTCTTGCTTAGAAGGGAGGTACCAAATGGCCGATTTTGGGGCCCGACTAAAACACGCATGGAATGCTTTTACAAACCCTGAAGAACACACCAGCTGGGACTTAGGTACTAGTTATAGTGTTCGTCCTGATCGAATTCGTAGTTATGTTTCTAATGAGCGGTCTATTATTACCGCGATTTATAACCGAATTAGTGTTGATGCTGCTTCAATTGCGATTAGACATGTTCGTCTTGACAACAATAATCGATTTCTTGAAGAAATTGATAGCGGTTTAAACTCTTGCTTTTCGTTAGAAGCTAACATCGATCAAGCTGCACGTGCTTTTCGTCAAGATATTTTCATGACGGTTCTTGAAAAAGGCGTTGCTGCAGTTGTTCCAGTAGATACTACTTTTAACCCAACCGTTACTGGTAGCTATGATATTAAAACAATGCGTGTTGGCGAGATTATTCAATGGTATCCAAAACACGTTCGAGTCAATGTTTACAACGATCAAACTGGGCGTCGAGAAGATATTATTCTTGAAAAAAAGGTCGTTGCTATTATTGAAAATCCATTATATTCAGTAATGAATGAGCCTAACTCTACTTTACAAAGACTTCTTCGTAAACTTACTTTGTTAGACTCAGTGGATGAACAGTCTAGTTCTGGAAAACTTGATATGATTATTCAGCTTCCTTACGTTATTAAGTCTGAAGCTCGACGACAGCAAGCAGAACAACGACGTAAGGATATTGAGTTTCAGTTAAAAGGAAGTCAATACGGTATTGCCTATACCGATGGAACTGAAAAGATTACTCAATTAAACCGTCCTGCTGAGAATAACTTAATGACACAAGTTGAGTATCTTACTGGTTTGTTATTTGGTCAATTAGGTCTTACTCCTGAAATTATGAATGGCACTGCTGACGAAAAGGCGATGCTGAATTATATTAATCGAACCATCGAACCAATTCTTACTTCGGTTGTTGAATCCACTAAACGTTCATTTCTTACAAAGACAGCATTATCTCAAAAACAATCTATCGAATTCTTCAGGGAACCATTCCGGTTAGTGCCAATTAATAACATTGCCGAAATTGCTGATAAGTTTACTCGTAATGAGATTCTTACCTCAAACGAAATTAGGCAGATTGTTGGGTTTAAACCTGCTGGAGATCCTAAAGCGGATCAGTTAGTAAATAGTAATATGCCACAACCAGAAGGTTCAATTCCAACAGAAACAGTTTCTGAAAATAGCGAAGCATTAAGTGTATTTGATGACATGGATTCTGTTTTAGATAACGTATTTAATGATTTAGGCGTTGATACAGAAGCAGAATCTGAAGATGCTATCATGCAAGATGCTTTTGATGAGATGGATTCTGCTATTGATGATGTTTTCAATGATTTAGGTCTTGATGAATGATGTCTGAACTTAAGATGACAAACGAAGAGTTTGCACACAGTTTGTTTCATGAGTATGATCCGGTTAAACGTAAAGAGTACTACGAACGTACTAAAAAGTTAAAGGGTCGAAAAAAAGGTCTTTCCGAAACAACAAGTGGATCTGACAGAGGATCGGCTGGTAATCGTGTTAGTACAAAAAAGCCCGCTAATACAAAAAACAAGCAGCAACTAAAAGCTGAAACTAAAGCTAGAGTTGAAGCTTATAAAGCTCGACTTGAGC